CGTAAAATCAATAATACAGGGGTTCCTGCAATCAACGTTTGTTACAGAGGCAACGGTGATTTCACTCCCCCACGTCGCACCATTATTAGTAGAAATCCTGACAACGGTCTTTCCTGTCCCATCATAACCGTGTGTTGCTGTACTAGAGGTTCGATATACACAAACTAAATTTCCGCTATTCGTCTTTGCTACATTCGGCCATGCTTGGTAGTTCGGTGTGTTCGCGGATACGGTAACTGGGGCTTCTAAACCGTTTATCGTATCAGAAGTTGATGGTGAAACTGACTTGACCCAGTTGCCGACCTGATAGTTGTACTGACCAGCAAGGCAAAGACTCAGGAAATTACGCGCAGCCGCGCCGTCATTTGTAACCCAGTCTAGTGTGAACCCATTTGAGTTCATCGAAACGTATGAGGCTTGGTATAATATTGATGTACCTAGCCCGGAACCTGCTATGCACGCATTGGTAAGCTGAACCCTTCTCGTTTCAGTTGTGGTCTGCCCGGTAACTCCTGCATTGAATACCGCCCACTGGTTGCCCTGAGCATCCATCGCGCCGATGTGGATAAGTGAATTTGTTTGCGTGGATGGTGATGCGGTAGCGTCTGCGGTTCCTATGGTAATAACACACCCTGGCGTAAAACCTAACGCGGTCGTAGGCGTTTGATTGCCCGTTGTGGTATTCATCGCCCATGATACGACCTGTGCGGCGGTTAGTTCGGTTCCACCGAGGCATAGATAGTTTAAGACGTACGCGCTGCTAGGGGCGGTTGTTATATCAATCTCAAAGCCGCTTGAATTAAAATTGACGATTGACGCCTGGCAAATGACTGTACTAGAGTATTGAGTCAATCCGATACACGCACTGGAGTTCCATCTGCGGTACTCCACGCTCGTGCCCACGCTGCCCTCGCCTTTATTGGCAACGTATCCCTGAGAATATGCGCTTCCATTATATGCCGCGAACCCAATTCCTAACGAATCGCCTACGCTGCTCCACGTACCGGATGCCGTTAGCTCAGTGAGCCAGAAGATAATAGCTACAGGTGTAAAGGGAACTCCTGTAATCGTTTGGTTGCCTGTGCTCGTATTAAGCGGCGTAGAACCAACGTGTGAAAGGAGCGTCATTAGCTCTGTGAGAGTGTCAGTGTCTTGGTAAACGTTGCCGTCGCTGCGCTTGTTTTCGTACCGAGGTTTTCAACTTTTCGGGTAAGCATCGTGCCCGTGCCGTCTGTGCCGCTGTTGAATATACCATTTTCAAGCCACGCGAAATTCGCCTGTCCGCTAGTAAAGTTCGCCACAAAGGTAAGGATAGCCGTGCTGCTTGTCCGCGTTACCGAAGTGCACGCAGCCAGAAACCTGTCTGTGCCGTATGAACCCGTCGTAGGGTTTAAGTTCGTTTGCGTTGCCGCAAAAACCGTGTTGTCGTCACCTACTCCAAGATACGCGTTTGCCTGGTTGTATGGAGTCGAGCCGTCTGAGATTGACAATCCGGCAAGGATCGCGAATCCTCCGTTCGTAAATGCCATTTTTTTATACCTCTTTTATTTCAAGTTCGTATTCGTCGTCGTATTCAAAGACCTGTCGTTCACATGCTGTACGATACATACCGCCAGCCCAATATAAAACAGGATCAAAGACTATTCTATTGTGTTCTCTTATTTTCATTTCTATCCTTTCAGTTGTCCGCTCCTACGTTGGAGATCCAGTACCCTATAGCCTATCTGATTGGAAAGCTGATTGATTGCCGAAGCATTGGTAAGAATTGGGTTGTTAATCTGAATTGCTCCGGGTGAGATTATAACGTTGCCTTGTCCTTGTGCCGCACTTCCGCCTGGAGTATATGGGCTAATGCTGCCGGGGTTTACCGAAAAGCCCCCACCGCTAACATTGCTTAATGGTGTAATCGCTTCCGGGCCTGCTTCGCCTGCGATTAATAGTGTCGGTTTAGTGACTATGCCGCCGTGCTGGGCTGCTGGCAATGCGGGAAGATGCAGGCTAGAGATTGCACTTTGTATAGGACTAACGATACTTCCCGCTGCCCCTGATACTGCCCCTTTGAGCGCATTTACGAACGCATTGGCGACATCGCTCCATATCGCATTAATCGCACTTTCTAACTTACCTGGAATTGAAGTGAGTTGGTTCCATAGCCAGTTTCCAAATCCACCAAGGGCGCTCTGTAGTCCGCCCCATAACTCTCCAGGAAGCGGTGAGATCAAACCCCATAACCAAGAGCCTATCGCGGCCCAGATACCTACGTACGCGTTCCACGCTTTCTCTGGAAGCGGCGAGAGTAGCCCCCAAAGCCAATCGCCTATCTTACTCCAACCGGCTACCTCAGCGTCCCATAGTTTAGCAGGGAGGTCTGAGATAAGACTCCATAACCACGAGCCGAATCCACCTACTGCACTCACGATGGAGTTCCAAAGTTTACCCCCTATGCTCTCTACTGTAGCCACGACCCCACTAAATGCGCTGCCCCAATTAAGGTTCTGAAGGGTGCTGACAAGGTTTTTAGCCCAGCCCAACACTGCTTGCACTGCATCGTGGAAGGGTTTGAATCGGGTATATAATAGATAAAGGATTGCGCCGATAACTACGACCGCCGCGATAATAGCTATTAACGGCAGTTCCATACCCATAATCGGGATACTGACTGCCCACGCCGCCGCTGCCGCCCCGCCAAGTGCGCCTGTCAAACCGCCAGCAGAAATAGCACTTAAATCTATATCAATTCCTACTACCCCCAACGCGGCTACAATCGGGCCTATTGCGGGCGCTATCATCCCTATTAACATCAGCACCGGCCCGATGGCCGCCGCGATTCCAGCAATGGCGATAACAACCATCTGGATAGGCTCAGGCATACCTGCAAAGACATTCATGATTTTAGCAACAAAATCCATAACTGGTGTCAATGCGGTAAGGAGATTCGAGGCTATGTTAATGAGCGTAATACCCAATGGAGCAAGCGCCATCTCTCCTTGATGGGTAAATAACGTAAGCTTTTCACCAAATGTTTGAGAGGCTTCGCCTGCTTTATCTGCTGCTCCTTTGCTATTTTGTAGTGATGCTACTAACTGGTCATTACTAAGCTTGCCTGACTTCGCAGCCGCCGTGAACATATCAGCGTTCTTGCCAAGCAGTTTCGTTTCGGCTGCGGTGTACGTACCCCCGTCTTTAGCGTCTTGGATCATGTGCTGCCAGAACGCACTAGAACTTTCACCTGCTGTTTTAGCTGCTGGACCGATGCCTTGTAGTATCGTAGTAATTTGTTTTGACTTTATTCCCGCCTTCGTCAAGCCATCCAACATAGCGATTTGCTGCGGTATAGTTAACCCAAGCTGCTTCATAGATGCACTAGCCTTATCAAATGCCGGTGCTATCTGATCCATAGTAACGCCTGTCTTCTGATACGCTACGGTTGCCATGTCGGTAAGCTGAGCGGCAGTGACACTAGCTTCCCCCGCCATGTGTGCGGAGTTCGTCATGGTCGCAAATGTAGCAGCATTGGAAGTCGCACTGGTTTTAGTGGCGATTGAATAGTTAAGGACGTCTGTTGCGGTATCTTTAAGTTCTTGGCCTTGTAGGTGTAAAGAAGTCGTAAGTTTAACGATTACTCCAGTGACATCGGAAGCAGACGATGGGACCGAGGCATACACGCTTTTCCACTGCGTCATCGTAGAAGCAAGTTGCGTCCCCTGTTGTCCGGTGGCTTTGGCTATCTGCGAGGTTGCATCTTCTACAATCTCCCCGCTTTTTATAGCAAACGCTCCAACAGCTACTATCGGCGCGGTTATTCCGGCGGTCATGATGCCGCCAGCGCCTTTCATTGAACCGGCGATGTCATTACCGAAGTCTGAGAAGAGCCCTTTACCCTTACCTAACGCTCCCGTTAAGTCGCTAAGGAAGCCGGAGGCATCACTTTTAAGATTAACTATCGCAGTCCCTACGACATCGCCGCCGCCCATTTTATGCTAACCTGTTTATTATATCCTGTTTTATCATGCTCGCCGTAACTTTACAAAATATCGGAGCGTCTAGTTTTGATTCGCTAGGATTTTCTCTATTCGGGATTACTGGATATGTACGGCAAATATGTGGCCGTAACTCGTAAATCGTACATTTTTTTGTCTTTTCATTTAACCACTGACAGGGCTTTGTTTTCTTTATCTTATACTCCAAGTGCGAGAAATCTGAGAGCGTATGCGGTTCGAGATATTCTTTAACTATTTTCTTATTGTTCGTCTTGAGCCCCTTTGCGAGCCTTTGCACATCAGGCCAGTTTACCGCGATCGGGTCGCTCATCATGCAACACTCAGCAGCACATCCCGCGCAGAACTTTTCAGTAAGTAGGCCGTTTTGATAGTCTTTAATTAGATTTTCTGGAATTTCCTGGTCAAGTATCGTATCAAGAATCTCTCTTACTTTTTCAGGACTGGCTTTCGTAGTCTCGCATACCTCTTTAAAAATCGCTTCTTTACCGATCAAAGCGTCTACGATCTCAACAGGTACGGTTTTATCAAACTGGTCTTTGTATTTCATACGTTTTTAGTTGCGTTCTGTTGCTTATTCCACAGTTCCATAGCCTTCTTAAACCGTTCTTCATCAACGGGAAGCCCAACCGCACGAGATACCGCGTGGATAACGTCTGCGAACGCTTTTACTCTGTCCATCATGGGGGTAGCGTCCCATATCAAATCCAAATCATCAAGAGCTATATCAGGAGCCTCAGTTATCATCCCGGCCCAAATAAGGTTAAGGGTGTCCTCGTGGCTCCAGTCCGCTTCGTTTATCGCTGCTATTATCTGGATAGACTTCTTATTTAGCGTCCGCTCCATCTCTCTAAGTGCTTTTGACCGAAAAGTTAGCTTCCTGATGCGGTCGAGTTTTACCTCAACAACTTCAGTTACGTTTTTACCAATCCTATACTGTCGCCTATCAGCGTCAAGCGCCTGGCGGGAACCTTCATTTTCGTCTGACATTGTTTACCTCTCATGCTTCGCTCTGTTTCGCTTGTTGTTTCTGCTGATGTCGCTGTAGTTTCTCTTCAAATGCTGCTCTGTCTTTTATGTTCTGGTCAATGACTTTCTGTGCTTCTGATCGTTCGTATTTAGAAATTGCCTGTTTATCTGACCCTAATTCTATGTGTTTAAGCAAGCGCGTAAGGTCAGGCAACTTCTTTCCGTTCCATACATACCCTATAAAGTTAGCCGTTTGCCACGATTGAAGCGTGGCTATCTGCTGGGCATAAACGTTTCGTGATTCGTGTGCCGTGAAGTATGTCTCGAGTTCGATGGGCATAAGTGAAAGCAAGTCGTTAATCGGGAGTATAACGTCACTTTTGAATAATTGTTTTAGTGCGAGTTCATACCACTGAGCAAACGAGTCAGGTTCTTTTATCTGCTGAGAAAACGCACTTGAATCCTGAACGTCTGCTTTTTTATACGTTTCCGCTTTACGAGGCGTAACGCTTATCGGGTTTCCTTCGTCGTCATAGACAACATCATTGCCTATCGCCCTGGCTATTTCAAGATGCGCCATTCGGTAAACTCTCTGTGCCTCGTCCCTGTTTAACTCATCCAATAGTTCTTGAATTAATTGTGGTGATTTTACGCCTAACGAAACTACAGTTACGTTATCACCTTCACCAAGTAACTGTATCAGCCCCAATTCTACGACTTCCCAAAGCGGTTTACACAGGAGTTGCTCAATCTCAAGCAAGTGTTTTATATCGTATCTGATACTCACCGGGATCTCTGCCTGATTTGGTCTTCTTTTATCGGGGACTAGGATAGTAGTAAACGGTAGAATCGAGCATCCTTCATGCACGTTCGTTTTCTTATCTATGTCTGAAATGCTATACTGCATAGGGCATCGAGCTAGGTATTCTGGTGAGTCGTATATTGAGTGTAATTATCCTGCCTTGCACGTATTCATCTACCTGATGCGGCGCTGGTCGCGGGCCGTTCGCCCAGCATTGTGTAACCGTAAAGAGCTCTGCGTCCCCTGAATTAAGAATATACTTTGTCATTGTTGATTCTTGCCGGTGGAAGATATCCTTAATCCGCATCGCTATCGTCTGGATCTTCGTAGGGTCGTTTGTCTCTAAATCATAGCACCGGATGTCTTTTTTTATCTTATGGCCCACGGTAGTCGTCGTGTCATCGAAGACGTCACTTACAGAGTCCTCGGTCACGATAAATGGAAGAGGTAAAACAGGTGGCGGGCCTGGATCCACTTCCGGAACCGGAATGAACGTAAAGACCGCAGGGGAGCCACCGTAGCTATAAAGAAGTGCCTGCATAACTGGGTCAGCTTGAATCATGCCAACTACTGCATAGTTTAGGGCGTTCATTTTGTGCTCTTGAGTTTCTTTGGTCTATTCTTCAACTCTTCAGGCCAGCCTTTTACTTGCTCTCGCACTCTATCGTTCCAACTGAAATACGAACCTAGATGTCCGAAGAACCTGTGACATTCTACTCCGTAACTTCGGGATTCGCAAAGTGTTATTAGATTCGATTCTACAAGTTCAAGCTCAGGATGTAGGTGGAAAGGTTGTATATGGTGTACGTTCAGTTTGGCTTTCCCGCCGCAGCCCTCACACGTAGGATGGTCTTTTAAATGGGCTGCCCTTACTTCCGGCCAGTGCGGTGAGCGGTGTTTCTCCATTCAATACGTAACCCTCTTTTATTAATCCAGATTAACTTTGTGCGCTACATTACTCAGTAGATGCCTGGTCTATCGACGGTCTGAGATACGGTTCAGCGGACATATTTACCGTCCCCATCTCTGGGAATATCGCATAACTCGCCCACTTTCCAGGCTTCCCTTTTACCGGCACGTCGTAAATAATCTGCCAGCCGCCTTCTGTTGAGAGCTCTACTGCCTCACGGATATGGCCAGAAGCTTTAAGGTCACCTGTATCAACAGGGACAAGGTCTTGTGAAATCTCAAGTATCTTCTCGGCTTTTTCTTTTGAATACGGCCCTAATGTCTTCTGAGCTACACCGGCTACTGCGTCCTGGTCTAATGACGATTCAAAGTCTGCTGTTACGTTAAGGCCGCTCATATTCTTAGATCATATACCCCGCCCACTCTGCCGATCCTGAAACGATTGTCTTAGCGGTGATCTCGTAGTGGTGCATTATATTATCAGGGAGGTGCGCGTGCACTACGAGAAAGGTATTCACGCCGCCTTGGACTGGTGGAGATACGACAATTACATCATTTCTGACTATATCCGCATCGGGAGCACAGTAGCATCTATGGGTGAGCTTGTCCTTTCTAACATCGTCCTGCAGTCGTTCATGGGCGTTTAATTCGCGGACTCTTCCGGGCGCGGTATCTACCAAGCTCCACGTCATAGGTGTTGCCCCATGTGAAGTGAGCGTTCTTGAGGCGCGGTAGATAGAAAACGTCGAGGGGTAAAGGTTGCTTTCTTCTACCGCGTCGAGTGGATATCCGCTTAATCTGCCCATTTTTTATTTATCTATATGGACTGCCAGGGAACGTTCAACACGCATATTGATATGTCTGCGTATGCGGCGTATGTTATGATGCACGTGCCGACACTCGCAGAAGCCCACCTACTGGGGGGGGACAACTGAACTGCCACCGTCGT